GGACACTTCGCGGACGTCTTCAACGGGGATGCCCGGCGCCGCCGTGACTTCGTATGCAAGCAGATCGGACAACGAGGACTGGGTGCCTTCGATTTGGGAGGACGCGACCGCTTCCTTGCGAACGTAGGCGTAGAGGAATTGTTCCGGGGCTGGCAGCAGGCTGACGATCCCATCCAACCTTCCCAACGCCAGTTGGGCTTCGCCATGAAGTCTCTCCAATATCGAATCCATCACGATCGGAGGTCGCGGCGGCAGGGCATCGGGAACAAATGCCTTGAACGGCTCGTCCCTCGTGGAAACGGTCACATAGCGCCCTGTTTTGCGTATTTTCACCTCCACAGGTTGCCCTAAAATTGGATTTTGGGAAGCTCTAATTCCAACTTTGTCACAAACTTGGAATTTGTGACCCCGAAATTCCAAGTTCCCATTGCGGGCGATGTTTGAAATTTGCGCGATAGGTCAAGCCCTGCTTTACCTAATGTGCATATCCTAAACAAAAACACCCCCTCCAGTTTCCCGGAGAGGGCGTTTCCCACGATCCACATTTGCAGGAGAATGGTTCAGGGTTTGACGATGCGCTTGAGTCCATCGGTCTTGGCAGCCGCGAAGCCGTAGAGGCATTCTAGGGTGACGAAGATTTTGTTGGAGCGGGTGTCGGTGAAGCGGAGGTAGCCGAAGGTCATGCCCGTGGTGGGATCGGTGACGGCACCGGCTTGTTGGTAATCGGCGACCGGCTGGAGGTAGCGCATGGCCACGGCGACCGCACTGGAATGGGCGGCGAAACCGATGAGCTTTTCCGGGTGATCTGACGGAATGAGGGTCGTTTCGTGCAGGTTGAACCCGGCAATCCGTTTGACCATGCCTTCTGTGACGGCTGGGGCGTTGAGGTTCAGGTTGAAACTCTTGGCCACCACGTCGTCGGCGAGCATGTTTTTTGAAGACATGAAGGGCATGAGCGCACGTTGCGCGACCTTGATGTCTTTGACGTTGGTGAGGGTGTTGGACATGGCGAGTTATCAGGCTTGGTGTTTGAGAATGAGAGCTTGTTGGTCGGGGGTGAGCTTGCGCCAGAAGGCGGTTTGCTCGGTGGGATCGGTGATGGCGGCAAAGCGCGAGTGGAGATCGGCAGCTTGATTGGTGTCACCGGCTGGGGTGAAGCGGGCGGGCATCGTGGTGCCGGTGCTGGTAACGACGCGGGCGACTTCGAGTTGCAGCTTGCGGTCGAAATCCGTTTGGGACGCCTCCAGCTCGGTGATCTGGGATTGCAGCGTGACGACTTGGCCGGCTGCTGCATCTCGTTGCGCGATCAGGTTGGCGGATTGGATTTTCGCCTCGTCGCACTCTGCCTTGAGCGTGTCGATTTCAGCGGCAAGGAGCTCCACTTCACCGCGCAGCGATTCGACTTGGGTCGATGCTTCGTTGAGCAGTTCGGTTTGGGCTTGGTGGTCCCGTGTGAGGTCATCGACCTGGGTGCGGGCTTCGAGGAGTTGGTCTTCGAGTGCGGTAGTCATCACCCGTGATTTCGTGTCAACCGAGGTGTGATAAACTATGAGGCGGATCATTTCGGGAGGTGGCCGATGAAGTGTGAAGTTGCCACGTTGCGGGCTTTGCCGTAGGTGGCAGGGTCGAGGATCCGCAGGGCGTGGGCACATTCCTCAAGCACCTGATCGACAGGCATGGTGAACTGCTTGGTGGCAGAGCTGCCCGCCTCGTTCCGGGTCATCAGGGTCTTGCCCTCGATAAGAAATCCCTTCGCCCGCTGCTGAATGGCGGGCACCTCGGAAATCGTAAAGCCGGTGATGAAGAGTCCGCGTGCCATGAACCTATGGGGTTCTGTCAACGGACGTGGGCTGTGGAGTGATCCGAGTTTCACTAAGCGCAAAGAATTTTCGATTTTCTTTACATGTTGGCGCCGGTGCCATAAAGAAATGCCAGTTTTCTTTTCATGTTCACCCTTCCTCGATTGCCTCTGACCGATCCCACCGTGCTGGAAACACGAGAGGTCTGGGCTACGCTTACTGAAGCACACCGGCACCTGGCCGAACTGAAAGGCTAGTGCGAATCGCTGCCGAACCGAGTCACCTTGGATCTGCCGTAAATGCTGTAGGCACCTCGGAAATCGTGAAGCCGGTGATGAAGAGTCCGCGTGCCATGAGTTATTTACCTTTCCAAGTGGCGTTGCGGCCCCGCGTGTCGATGTGGACAAAGCCGGACGATGGATAGAGACCGAGACCACCGGTGAACTTGCCCGCCTTGCGCCATTCGAGCAGCCGATCATAGACGCGTTGGGGGCTGATACCGTCGAAAGTGATGTCGAGAGCGGTGAACTCAAGGTGCTGGCTGGATGATGCGCCGCCGACCGCCTTGTTGTAGCCGGGCGAGCGGTAGGAACTCAGGATGGTGCATGACTTGCCAAACGAATCACGCAGCTCGTCCACGATGCGAAGAGCGGGCACGATGTTTTTCCAGATGCTGCGCGGAGGTAGGGTGTTTTTCGCGCCCTTGCGCTCACGGGCAAAGTAGTTGGTGAACTCAGCCGCCCCGAAGTTTCGAAATCCCTGGAAAACAAACCAATCGATGAACGAGTTCATGGCTTACTTGGAGGTGCTGGGTTCGACGACGATTTCAAATCGACCGTCAGGGCGGACCTTAATCACGCCGTCCTTGCTGATGAACTCGCCGGTGATGGCTGGCGTATGGGTGCAGGACGGCAGCAGTAGAGACAGGGCGGCGGCGAAACAAATCGTAGTTTTCATGGCTCCTCGTCTGGAGTGTCAACCGGGGCAAGCAAGATCGCCTCACGTCCGACGATCTTGAGCATGGTGGTGGTGTCCCGGACTTGTTGGAAATCCCACTCACCAGATTCGTCGCGGGCGTCTTTGCTCCATTCCACTTGTTCCCACTTGAAAGGTTGGCGGTGGTGGCAATGCGGGCAGACAAACGTCCACTCGCGCATGCTGGTGGTTTCAAATTTGCGGTGGGTGTCGTCGTCCTCCTCGCCGCCTTGGGACATGAAGAGGCATTTGCCCAGCCATCCGAACGCGGTGACACGCGCTTCTGCTTCGGCCATGTGACCGTTTTTGTAGCGCCAAGTCTCATCGCAGACCAACCAACGAATCGACCGGCGCTGGAGGTTGGTTTTGTTGTTTGCACCCAGCACCCACAGCGTCATGCCATTGGCGAAGTGGATCGTGTTGTTGCGTTTCTTGTGGCGGTTGGCTGGGTAGAGCGCCTTTACCGGCTCGCATTCATCGAAGAGCTTTTGCAAACGGCTCTCGCTTTGATCCTTCGCGTCATCGTCGGTCTGATCGAGCCACAACGTAGGGCCTGGATGGTTGGCAATGATGTGGGCGAGACCGAGTTCGCCGACGCTGGTTTTGCCGCTCTGGATCGAGGCGATGATGCTCACCACACGGATCTTTGGATCGACGAGAGCCTCCATCGGTTCGCGCATCCACGGTGAGTTGGCTGAACGAAACCTGCCGGGGATGGGCGAGTAGGGGATCGAGGTGATGTGTTCCTCGCACCATGCCCACGGAGGACGACGATCTGGTGGTCGCCATGCGTTGCGCCAGATTTGTTCGAGTCGTTCACGTGGAGTGGAGCCGGTCATTCTCCCTGGTGGAAAATCGTCAACACCTCATCGATGGCGGCGCGGGCCTCCTCTTGGATGCCGGTGGCGTCGAGACCCGATAGAATCGGTGGGAGTTCCTGTTCGAATTTCTTGCGCAGCATCGAGGCGGCCTGTGCCACTAGTTCGGTCCACGCTTGCCGCACTTCATCAATTGCCACGAAGTCCCCACGCTTGATTCCGAGGCGCAGTTCCCGTTCTTCCACTTCGGCGAGGAGCTTGCGGGCCTTGAGCGAGGTTTCGACATCGGCAGCGTCTTGTGTGGCAGGTTCGCCGCCTTTCAGGTCGTTGCGCCGCATGAACTCACGCCACGCAGCCACATCGTGCGTGCCATTGGCGGCGGCTTTCGGTGCGTCCTTGCGCTTTTTCCATGCGTTGAGTAATTGGCGGCTAACCCCTAGAATGGCTGCTAGGTCTGCTAGATTTGTTGCGGTGGGCGGTGCTGCCCCGGTGCCGGTTGCCATTGATTGCAACATCGCCCGCTCGCCACGGGTCAGCTTACCGCCTTTCTGCACACGACCGACCAAGTTGGCGAAGTCGCGGGAAAGCAGCTTTTTGGCAATGTCAGGTGATACAGGCTCCATCCGCAGGTTGCGGACACGTCAACCGGGCATCATTTCCGGTTCCTCTTTGGCTTGATGATTTCAATCATCGCCTGAAGCCCGAACCCTTGTGGCATCGCCCGTTCCTGTTCCCAGTTCTCCAGGCTGCGTTTCGACACCTTCAATATCTCGGCGGCATCGCGCTGGCTGTATTGGTTTTTCTCCCTCCATTTTCGGAGGAGCTTGGCGAAGGTGGCGTGATCCATAAATCTATCCGCAGACTACGGACGAGCTCAGGCATGGTGTCAAGGTTGGGGCGCAGCGGGTTGACGATAGGGCAGGGGACATGACCATCCCCGTGCACTGCGCTCATACCGCCCTCGTCGATCCGAACAAGCTCAAGCCTAACCCGGTCAATCCGAACCGGCACAGCGCCCATCAGATCCAGCTTCTCGCGTCGATCATCCAGGAACAAGGCTGGCGCAATCCAGTCACCGTGTCGAAGCGGTCTGGCCTGATTGTTCGGGGTCATGGTCGATTGGAAGCCGCCCTCTTGATCGGCTGTGCCACCATCCCCGTGGACGAACAGGACTACGCCAGCGAAGCGGAGGAACTCGCCGACCTACTGGCCGATAACCGCCTCTCAGAACTCGCCGAACTCGATGAGGACGATCTGCGCAAAGTGCTCAAATCCATCTCCGATGCCGATCCGAATTTCGACATCGAGCTGACAGGATTCATGGAGGACGAAATCCGCAAGCTCATGGACGATGCCGGTAATCCCGAGGACGAGATCGAAACGATTCCCCGGATGGAATGTCAGGCGTTCGAGCACCACGACTACCTCGTGTTCATGTTTCACGATCTGCGGGATTGGATGCAGGTTCTCCAGCTCATGGGGGTTGGAGAGGTTGACTACTCGATCAACCGCAGAACTCACAAAATCGGCCTCGGCCGCGTCATCCATGGAAAACGACTTCTCGAACTCTGCCGCCGCGCCAACATGGCCGGAACTCCGCCCGCTCTCGCTCCGACTGGTGATCCTGTCCCGCAGCCGGAGCCACTCGATCACCAGCCACAGGTTGTTTCCGACGGCGACCCTGCTCGTCCCCGTAAGCGAGGCTGAACATTACCGGCACACAGGGCTGGAAATTGAAACCATCCCCGACGAGATCGCCGGCATCAGCGCGGTGCGGAACTGGGTGCTCAAGCACTTCAAGGAAGATTCCATCGTGATGCTCGACGACGATATTTCCGCGTGCGTCTGCATGGTGAGCCTCCGTTGCCGAAAACTCTCGGTCGTCGAAACTCTCGCTATGCTTAAAAATTCAGCATGGTCGGCACGCGGGGCGGAAGCACGCTTGTTCGGTTGGCACCAACGCAGCGATCCACGGCTCCTCCAGCGCAACGATCCGTTCGGTGTGAACCATTGGGTAGGCGGCGCGGTGGGTGTGGTGCGCGATGCGAAAGGCGGTGTGCCGAAGTGGGACGAACTGCTCAAGTGCAAGTGCGACATCGACGCCACGCTTCAGGAACTGTTAGACAACCGGCTGGTTTGGAATGAGGCGCGGTTCTGCTTCGTCCAGGAGCGGGACAAGAACCTCGGTGGCAACAGCTTGTTCCGGAGCGAGGAACGAATCGCCGCTGAAAAGCGCTACCTGAAAAGCAAGTGGAAGGCGTACATTCGGATAGAAACTTACAAGAGCCAGGATCGGACTGCGATGGACGCGCCTCGTAGGCAATCGGTGAAGCTCTGAAAAAATGGTGTCCCAAACTGCTTTCACCTCGTGCCAATTACTGCAAGCATAGTAGATCATGAGCTACCACTTACACACCACTCGCGGATACAGCTTCCCTGCCGTATCGAGCGCAATGCAAAAGGCGATCCGACGCGGCGACGCAAAACTTGCCGGATACTGGGGATTGGAACTTTGGGCTAGCGGCTTCGGCCAATATGTCTGGCGACGCTTGCTCAC